CTGTTAGTTTGTGTAAAAAACAACAAAGGAAAAAATGATTACAAAAGAAAACCTAAAACAATACTTTACCAACTTCAATGGGGGTAAAGGTCTGGACCATTGGTCTCCATCTTCAACCCAAAACTTTACAAGATTTTTATTAAACTATTCCTTACCTCAAGAGTTAAGAAGAAGTTTTTTAATACGATACAAAGCACCATTTGGAAACCTAACCAACAACACAGCTCAAAGATTATTATGTGAGATTTTATTTCAAGGCGATAAAAAAATAACCTTAGAGAATAAAGATTATGATGATGTCTTTCAACAAGAATTAGATGAAATAAATAACTTGACACCACCTGTGGATGACAAGGATAAACTTGCAAGAGACATGATGATTGAAGCTGCACATCCTACAATTAAAAATGTAGAGAAAGCAGTTAAAGAAATATTTGGTAATGAAAAGTTAGTCGCTGAACGATATGTGTCTAGCAAGGAAGATGAAATGATCCATGACATCATAGGTCGTATCGATTATGAAAGCAACACCGCATTCATGGAACTAAAAACAAAACCTTGTTCTATTAAAAAGAAAAGAAATAAAGATGAATATTATATGGCAACTACTCAGCTGCCAACTGAACCCGATCCAATGCACATTAAACAAGTAGCATTTTATTATCATTGCACAAAAAGAAAACCACACTTGGTATATGTTAATGAGAATGAATACAAAATATTTGATGAACAATACTATCAACTCAATCCAAAATATTTAGAGGACCAATACAATTTAATGGTTCAAAGAATAATATCTTGGGAACAATTAATTATATTCTGTAAAGGAGATATTAAAAAATTAGCAAACTTTGCAGAACCACCAGAATTAAATCATCCTTTTTATTATAGGGATTTAATAGACGATCAAAAAAAACAAATCAAACAACTATGGGGGTTAGACGCATGAAAACAAACATATATCAAAAACTACACAAAGCAGCTTGTGAAGCGGGGGGTGTTGCAAAAGGAAAGAAAGTTCCTGGTATGCACTTCAATCCTTTACAACATGATGAAGTACAAAAGGTTGCAATGGAGTCATTACTAAACAATGGATTATATCCTGTCTGTAATTACACCAATGAGATTAAAGAAAACTTTGTCATGGTTACTTGTTCAATGAGAATACACGATGTTGAGAACCCAGAAAGCTATGTCGATATTACAGGATGTAGTGCAATGGGAAACTTAGATAAGTTTGGTACAGGTAATGGTATGAGTTATGCTAAGAAGTATGCTTTCTTAAACGCATTAAATTTAAAAACAGGTTTGGATAATGATGATGGCTACAAGGCTAGTCCTTTCTCTACTCGAACAAACAATGTTAAAGAAAGCACTAGAGAGAGTGGAGCAAAACTTTTTAAGCCAAGCAATACTAAACCTACTAACAATATTCCACAACAAAAAGTAAGTGGTACAGGTCATGCCAATGTTGATATGAACATTGATATGAGTCAAGTAAGAGATGCCATAAAATCTATTAAAGATATTTATGCTCTAAGGAAATTTAGAAAAGAAAATCCTAGCTTATTTGATCCTAATAAAAATCTCAGAGTATACCGACAAGTCACAGATTTGTATGATGTACATGAGACTAAACTAAACCAACAAGGAGTTATATAATGAGTGATAAGATATATATAAAACTTACACATAACGCAGACAAACAAGCAGGAGACAACAGACCAGTATTTGTTGCACCAATTAATCCTAAAAGTCCAGAGGGTAAAACCTGGAGACTTGGAGTAAAGATAGGAGAAGCATGGTACAATCAAGCTGCATTTGAAGATCTTGATGAGCAAGGTAATCCAACAGGAATTATCAATGTCGTCTTGACACCTTCAAATTCTGGATCGACATCTGCCAAGCCTAGCGGACAGCAGAAATCTTTTGGAAGCAATAATAGATTTGCAAAAGGTCAAGGTTCAGACTATAAACAAAACAATTACAATCGATACTAGATTGTAATCAATGGTGTGTCGAAGTTTTTTGGGTTTAAAATTTGGCTTCTATCCCTTTCTAGCCAATCCCTCTTTGTTTTTCTTTGGCACACCTTTAAAAACAAAATATGAAAGTAACAGATTTAGATAAAGAAATTAAAAATAAGATAGTCCAAGATCGAGAAAAAGATTATGGAGACTATCAATATAATTTCCATATGTTAGCAGAAATGTTTACATTGGTCCTTGCTGACAATCTAAAAACAAAAATAAAACCACACCAAGTAGGTCATATTATGATGGCACTCAAATTGTTTAGATCAACTAGAGGATATAAAGCTGATAACTATCACGACATGAGTATCTATAATGATATGACATTTAGTTTACATAAAAAAGATATAGACAAACAGGATAAAAAATGACAAAGTACAAACGAATTATTAATGGGGAATGTCATTTTGAAATGATTGAACTCTTTGATGATGTACAAAAAGCTGCAAACAACTCGAATAGAGGAGAGTTTGTAGAATGCAAGATCGAAAATTTAAAATTTGATTTTGCAAAAGTAACAAAGGAGCATGATGGAAAACATCAAGATGCACCTGCAAAAGCTAAAGGATCTTCAAGCGAAAAAACATCAGAAGTTCCTGGAAGCAAAACATAAAGTAAATAAGTATCAACAAGATTCTTATAAATTACTTTGGCAAATTGAGCAGGTGAAAGAAAAGTTATTAGCTAATAAATAGTTAGTAATTTAAAAATTATAAAAAAACAATAAAATCTGTAGGGGATCTATGACTAAAATTGAAAGTACAAAGTTTAAAGAGATTAAACTTGCTATGAAAGCTGGACATTATTCTAGCTTAACCAAGAAAGAAAAATTAATTTATAAGAATGCTTTTAAGAATGGCTATCGATTAGCCAAGTTTCATATCAGTAAAACTAAACAAGAGTTTAAACCAAGAAAGATTATAGCTCACTCCTATTCTGTACCTAAGGATAAAGTATATTTAATTATTGATAAGGTCTGCCAAAAATATCAAGTGAGTAAGAAAGATTTGTTTTCTAAAATTAGAACTCAAGATGTAGTGAGAGTTAGAAACATCATACACAATCTATTGAGTGAAAAATATAATATGAACCTATCTAATATTGGTAGATTTTTTGGACAGGATCATACCACAGTTTTACATTCATTACGAATGAAACATAACAAGCAAAGATTTTGGGATGGGGAGCAAACGATATGGCAAGAGTTTCAAGAACTAAAAGAAATACTATAGTCGGAGTTAATTGGCATCTTCGTTATCGATTGAAGATCGAAGATCTTGAACACAAACTAGATGATATGCGTTTGTATGTTAGGCAGCTAGAGTTTAAAATAAAAAGATTAACTAAGACTTCTTCTTCTTAGGAAAACCCATCAACATATTTCTGTATGCTTTAGCAGAGATAGTAGATTTCTTTTTAGATCTACTGATACCTTTTTTCTTTCGCTGATTGATGTTGTAGTACAAACCTTTTTTTGGCATTAGTATTTACCTTTTGATTTCATCTTCATACCCTTTTTCTTTGCGTATGCTTTTGCTTTTTTCTTTCCAGCTTTCGTATAGCTGAACTTCTTTTTTCCTACCATTGGCATATTGTTTCTCCTGTTGTTGTTGTTTATATTTTAATTCACAATAGTTATCGAAGCAAGAACCATCTTTACCATCATGGCAAAAGTATTCTTTTTTAAGAGTAACTATCCATCCACCTTCATTACTTAATAATTGTTTACCGCATTCTTTGCAGTAACCACAAACTAATACTGTTGATTTTTTTTTAACCCAAGTTTTTTTCATTGTGATATTTTTACAACAGGTGTTGCATGATTACAATAAAAACTGCGACAGAGTTATACAAAATTAATTGTTGAAATAAATATACAAATCGGTTATCATATAATTATAAAAAAAACAAAGGAGAAAAAAATGAAAACACAAGAAAATAAAAAACCTAAAAAATATTTAGGCATAATCTATATTGGCATGGGGGGTTGTTCATGGTTAATAGGAGATGAAATTGGAGAAGTAGCTGTTGAAGTTGCAAAGATGTGTAAACAAGATTGGAAACATCTTTTTAAATTTAAAAAGAAACATGTACATCCAGTAAATATTTATGATTTTACTAACTCAGAAGGTTGGTATGCAAGATTGGATATGGTTGTAAAAGATAAAGAAACAAACAAACCATTAAAACATCTTAAAACTGTTTACGCAGTAAGTTAATTAACTACCATGCTTTGCAGCTCCAATATCTAGGTGTTAGTTTATTGGTAGCTGTAGAGCATTTGTGTCTAGCTCTGAAGCTCTTTCGTCTTGCGGGTATTTGTTTCTTGATTGACATCTTTGGATCGCCAAATCGAACTAGCTTAACTTTCTTTCCTACCTTTGCAAGAACAGCAGATTTCTTTTTAGCACCTGGAGTTCTCTTAGGTTTATTGTAACCAGAAAATCTTTCACCTCTATATGTTATTGCCATGTTTATTCCGCTGGACTATTTTTGTTTCCATTAATATAATTATATACTCTGCCAATAGCTTTATCAATTCCAAACAATTCACCTTTAATATAATTTGTATCTTCTTTTAAATCAACAATAGATACTAGAACCCATGTGCATAAACCAAATAAAGCACTACCTATAAATCCTATAATCCATTTAATATCAATTTTCATTTCGCAACTTTACCTTTATTCACTCCCTTTTTAATTACATAATCTTGTGTACCATTAGCACCATGATTTACTTCTTTCTTTAGAAGTTTAAAGATTTCTAGTTCTTTTAATTTCTTTTCTAATTTCTTACTATACATTTCAATAGTTTTAGTATCTCTCATTTTTTCTTTCTCTTCTTATTTTGTTTAATGAATTGTTTTTCTACCCAATAAAACCATGAGTCTACCAAACCAAAAAATTTATATAAGAACTTATCAATCATCTGCCTTGACCTTTGTATCTTGTTTGTTTCTTCTGTCTCTTCTCCGACTTTGATTGAGATTTTTTATGCACACCTCTTCTCTTAGGTGGCTTCTCTCTTGGGATATAATGTGTGAACTTTTGCTTAGCCATTACTTCTTCTTCTTATATTTTTTTTTCTTTTTCTTCTTACCCATTTGCTGAGATAGAAGTGTAGGTTTCTTTTTGCTGTATTGAGATACAAACATTGTAGGTATTTGTTGTGACATATTATTTCCTCTTAATTAATTCAGTTCCTTTTATACCATAAATTGCACCCACTACAGATACAAATAATATTTGAAACCACATTGGCAGCTCATTAAAGTATTCAAAGAATAAGTCTAGCTTTACTTTAATATCTGGATCGTTGCTGAAAACACTATAGACCAATAACAAAATAGGAAGAGATACAAGTATAAGTACAAACTCGTCTTTCCAACCTTTGTCATTAGATGCAATAATTTCTTTTTTATATTCCAGTTCTCCATTAGCTAACTTCTCTGCGTGTAATCTTTCTGCATCAGACATAAGCATCTTAGTTCTTTGTCTATTTTGATACAGGTGAGAACCTGTCTTTATACCCATCGATAATAATTTCAACCACATTTTATCTTATGTCTCCTATGATTGGTTTGTATTTCGTCTTACCATCTTCTTTAAATGCTCTCAAGAATTGTTTTCTAGGTTTATCTGATATGCTGCAATGCACCCATCCAGAGTTAGGTTCACCAGGAGTATAGAACTCAAGGATCATTTGATCCCAACATTCAATGTTATCTTTAATCCAATAAGCAATATCTGCATTATCAAATCCTATAACTTCAAAGTCTACCGCCTCTGCTTTTGCGTGTTGGCTATCCAATGAGCTTCCAATCTTGGCACAAAGTTCTGGAGATCTATAACCAGAAGTTACAATTACTGGACCAAACTTTTCTCTAACGGGTTGTAATAATTTTTGGCATAACTCTTTTAGTTTAACAATCTGATCCATGTTAGGTTCATTAGCGATACCATTTCTGATTGCAAAATCAGACTTAGTCATTTCTTTTAATGTAAAGTTCTTTGATAATTTCATTCGTATATTATTTTCACTCCTAGTTTCTTTTGTTCTTTGGTTACACCTCTTG